TATGACCGTGCCCGATGCCGGCGAGATCAGCCGGACTTGCTTCAGCGTCGCCGCCGCAGGCGTGTAGGCGTAGGACGTGGTATCGGCAACGAGGCTAAAGCTCTCGCTGACCAGTAGAGCGGCGATCTGCGTATAGGTATCGAGGAGCGTCCCGCCGTCGCGGGTCAGGCGGAACGAGATCGCATCGTCTTTGACCACGTCGGCGGCCACGAGCTGCAAGCCGCACTCGGTTTCCGAGTTGCCGTTCGCCGCGATGTCGTTACTGTTTCCCCCGCTGATCCCGTCCTCGGTCTGCCCCGCGGCCGAGCTCTCGAAGGTCCCGGTGCCGGATAGCCGCTGTGTGCAGTTCGAGCCGTTCGTTAGGGCGGTTGCGGCAATGGCCTTGACCACGGACGAGGTCGTGGTGATGTTGGTCCAGGCGCCGCCATTCAGCGAGTATTGGAACTCGTTATCAACGTTGGAGAGACCGGTGGCGTTCGCCTGCACGCAGAAGCGCAGCAAAAAGGTAACGCCCGGCGCCATGAGCACGGGCGTATCTTCGGCAGCGTGCCAGCCGTGCGTTGACTCGGCTAGCTCGTCAACGCCGAAGCGGTAATGAGATTGAGTGAGCGCCATGGCGCTAGACTATCGTGATAATCGTCGCCGCCAGATCCACGGTAAAGGTCTCGCCGGTGTTGCACGAGACGCTCGAGCCGTAGTCCCACCACCCGATCAGCGCGTCGGAAGCGTGGGTATCGTTGTAGAGCACCGCGTAACGGAACGGGCCGAAGCTACCGCCCGAGGCGGTGAACACCACGTCCGCCGACTGCGCCAGCGAGTAGGTGCCCGCCGTCTGAGACGAACTCGTCACCGTGACCGCCGTGCCGCCCGCCGGGTAGCCGTTCTGCGGCGTGATCTCGGCTAGGTCCGCCTTCAGCAGATCCAGCGATGCGCTCGGCGTCGCGTCGGTCAGGTAGATTTTGAGCGTATTGGTGCCCAGGTTGTGCTCACCTTCCGCCAGCTTCTCGACGAACGATTCAAACTTGTTGAACGAGGCCACTTCATGTCATTTCTCCGGTTGCCACGAAGTGTCTATCCCGCGAAAAAAGAGGGGCCGCGGCGCCCCCGGGGAGGTCATCCAGAGCCGAGCGTGTCGGGGCGCTCGGGCGGGCCGGGTTCACCAGATCCCGGGGACCGCACGCCGCGGTAGACGGTGGTTCTTAGTTAGTCAGGTACGGGAGTACCTACCGAAACGTTGAGCTGTCCCGGAACCCCGGGCTCGTAGCTCAACGGCTGAAGTGTCGTCTCGTACCCCGGGGCAGAAATCGTGACATCCGCTGCCCCGCGATCGAGGGGCGTCAAGAGCCAAGCCTCGTGGGTTCCAGGGATCGTGATCGGGAGCCCCTCGGCATCGAGACCCTCGTGCTCGGGCAAGACTTCGACCCCCACCTGCGCGGGGTCCGAACTCGCCCAGGCAACCTGTACGGTCGGATCGGGATCACCGTTGGGCTTTCGGGGGGCCACTGACACCAGCACGCGCTCAACATCGAGCATGACGATCGGCGGTCGAGTAATCATCGTAAACCTCTTTCCTTGGATCTCTCGGACAAAGAACCCCAGCCCCGCCTTGCTATGCGAAGGCGAGGAGAAAATTTCAACCAGCTCGGCAAAATGCTTCTCTATGCCTTTCAGGGTGCGCAGATGAGCTTCCTTGAACTCATGGTCTCTATCCCTGCGCCCCCGATCCTGTTCCATCGCACCCCCTTTCTAGTGGCAGGTTAGAGCCACTTCCTAAACGCGAAGTCGAAGAACTTCGAGATCACCTGCGAAATCACGATGACCCATACGCGGCCAGTCTCCTTAGCGACTTCGTGGGCCGGCCCCGCCACCATCACGAGCGATGAGTCAGGATCCTGAGCCCATGCGCGCCCAATGAATACCGCACCGACGAGGAACAGCGCCAGAATGCTCAGCTTCTGAGCGTCCCGGATCGTCTTTCCATCCGTCGTTATCATCGGCACGCCAGCAGCCTTGGCCTTGGCGATGTTCGTCGCGCCGGCGATAGCCGCGCGCGTACCCGTGAGGATGACGAACAGGGCCATGCCCTCGTGGAGCCCGGCTTGCAACGTGAGCGGCGTGGTAACGACCACGTACACAGTCGCCACTGCCGCGATGACCGCGGCCAGGACCTCGCGCCAGAGCGTCGGCACCCAGATTTTCATTAGCGTGATGGCGATGGGGATCGCCCCGAGCAACCACGCCGGAAAGTACAGCAGGTCGTCCATGGTTATTCCTTTCAGTTCGACTTGTATTGAAGGTTGCGAATCTCTAGGTCACCCTCGCGCTGATCCACGTTACCGAAGCCGATCGAGTCGCCGATCTTCTTCGTGATACCCTTGCCAACGACTCCATCTTTTTCAAGTATCTGAGACGTTGTGCGCGTAATCCCACCGATTGTCATGGTCAGGTCAGCACGCCCGGTCGACGGGTCGTACTTGCAGTCGGCGCGGAAGGGTGTCCACACGTCCGGCTTGAACACGTCCGGCATTTTGGTCGAGGATGAAAACCACGTTTCCTTGTGGGTCTGCCCTGCCACCTTCCAATAGACGAGCACGCGAAATCCGTCCTTGAAACCGTTGCCAGTCGAGCCGTCCGCGTTCGTCACGTTGAAGCACCCGAAGTCAAAGCGCAGGTGATCGGGCTCGGTCGTCCCGCCAGTCCGGCACGCGATCGGCCCCTCGCCGATCTTGAATAGGTGCTGCCCGCCGAGACTGATGCCCTGAAGCCAGTCCCCGGGAAACTTGAGATCGCAGGTCATCACGACACGGTTGCTTCCGGTCGTGGGTGGAGCGACACCCTTGTTGACGCACGGAAAGCGATTGCGCGCGGCCTCGGCGTTGGAGTTCATGCCGAGAACGCCGCCGGCTAGCGTGCGGAAGTTTCGTGATTCGTCCGTACACCAGTCGTCCCACCCGTCCACGCCTGCTTGGCTCTGGTTCCCACTGCATGGGGCAAAGCCAGTCGGCGGCGGCTCCTCCGGCTCCGGGTCCGGGGGCGGGGGATCTATGATTGGCTCCGTGAACGTGTCCTCGAAGCACTGACTGATTGCCAGCAACTGCTCGGGCGTAAAATCCTCCGACGCCATCAGGCACTGCTGAAACTCGCTCATCGTACCGAGCGTCACGTCCCTGAAGTCGGCACGTGCGGCGAGCGGGACCAAGAGCATGAACACTCCCAACAAGAACCAAGAGCGCTTCATCGTTCGTTCTCCCTATCTGTGAGTGTTGACAAGCCTTACGGCAAACTGAATCGCGATAACAAAGACGGCGCCAAGCGCCGTTAAGCCCCAGGCCAGTCGCTCTAGGTTGACGATCCGCTTGTTAAACTCGGCCATCGCCCGCTCGAAGATTTCGCGCGGAACGGTGGCGGCCTGCGCCTCAACCGCGTCCTCGTGAGCGTGGTTTAGTACGTCCAGGCGCCGAGCGATTTCATCAGCCGCGAGCTTGATCCGCTCCTCGTTCATTACGTCGCGACGCGCTATCGCCTCCTTGAGGTCGCTGAATCTCAGATCCACGTAATCGCGCATTCGGATAACGTCGCCGTCGTTCATGGCCAGGAATCCACTCCCTTCGCGAGAGCCTTCCCCGCGAGTGACGCTCCACCGCCGAGCAGCCACTTGAGCTCCTCGGCGTTCGTGAGGAAGGCAACCTCCACGAGCGCCGCCCAGGGCTTCGTCTGACGGCACCACGCGAGCCCGGCCGGATGCTGCGACGATGCGTCCACCTTCACCCCGCGCGGTGCGCGACCAATCTTCATGAGCGAGGCGTGCATCTCCGCCGCGAATCGCCGTGCCTCGAGCGAGAAGAAATACACTTCACACCCCGCGACGTCCGGCGTCCCCGAGTTCAAATGCACCTCCACCGCCACGTCCCCGGGGCGGGACCAGCGGTTGACGTAGGCAATCCTCGTCTTGAGGTTCCCGCGCGGGACCACGTGCGGCTCAACCAGCACCATCGCGTGCGCCATCTCGCGCGCGATCTCCTCGGCTATCGCGTGCTCCTCCCCCGGCCCTGGTGGATCTGCGCCGGGGTCGTACTGTCCCCCCGCCTTGGGTCCATGCCCGGCCGAGACAAAGCACCTCATGGTGCAATCCGCTGCGCGTGTGCTCGCGCATAAGCCAGCTCCGTGAGATCTGCGCGCCCGGTGAACGCAATCCACTTATGCGAACGCTTCCAGGCGTTGAGCGCCCAATCGACTGACCAGTCCACATCCGTGAACGGGGCGAGTACCGCATGATTCGACTCGTTCCACCTAGTCAACTCGCCAGCCAGGTCGTACCAGTGCGGCCATTCGAGATGCATCGGCCCCGGGGCGAGTCGGTCTCCGTTCACGAGCACTATCTGAGGCGCTACCATCGTGCGGAGCATGTCGACGAAGTATGTGATGTTCGCCGTATAACGAAACCACTTCGTCTGCGGGAAGTCCATATACAGCGCCGCCATATCACCCGATGGCGTGCGCGCCGACATCATCCAGTCCCGCGGCTCCATCCAGAACTGGTCAAGAAAAATGCCGTTGCCGTCAGCGAGTTCGGCCACCTTCTTCGCGAGTCCGCGTACCCGGTGGGGCGAGAACATCCCCCAATCCCACAGCTTCCGCCCGCCTACCTCCCACGCTGAAGGGAGGTAGGCGAAGCGGCCGCCGACTTGGAGAGGCACCACCGTCGAGTTGACGTAATCGAACCAGGGATCGGACCATCCCGTCGCCGGCATCGAGAGCACGTTGAAGTAGCGGTAACAGCGCTTACCGCCCGCGACCAGCGATCGGACCTCGGTCTCGTAGTCACCGAAGTGACCGTAAACAAAGCCGTCGTATGTCTCGGGCGGAGGCGGAACCTCCATGTGCACCTTCTCGAAGTGGCGGAGGATGAGGTCCATCACTGCTACTCGAAAACGTGCCCGGGGGCGGTATTGTGTTGTGACTCGTTGGTCGCGATGTCCTCAGCAGACAGCGCAATCCACGCACGCGGTGTCGTGCTACACACCCCGCACCGGGTTTCGGTGGCCACATCTGCCCCATCGTGCGGGCAGTCCATCGTGGTATCCGTAGGACCAGGCGCTTGCCAGCTCTTGCAGAGAGAACAGACCTTAGCCATGTTTTCATCTCCGTGTTTACAAGGGAGCGTTAGCCCCTTGAATGGGTTAATGGTTCCCCCTCCACCGTTAGGCGAGGGCGTAGTCGATGTAGACGGGCTCGGTGCTGCTGACGTCGGCGTAAATGCCCGTTTGGCACTCAATCGGCCCGGTGGGTTGCTTGTCAAAATCAACTCCTGTCCATTCGTCGATCTTGGTGCTGGCGCCTGCGGTGACGTCGTCGTGGATGAAGCAGGTGCCGGTACCGCTCCCCTTCTTCATGCCGAGATACCAGCACGGGCCGCGCGCGATGATGCCGTCCGCGGTGATGCGCTTCCGCATGACCGTCGCCGGCCAGGACTCGAACGAGCGCACGACGGAGACCTCGGAGACATACATCCAATTATCGCCAGCCGATGTACCATCCGAGGATTCCAGGAACGCAGTGCAGAGCGAGGCGTGGTGCAGCGGTTCCTGCTGGCCGATCGAGTTGTAGAGATAGATCGGGCTATCGTTGATGATGAACTGCGCGCGGCTCTTGGTCGCTCGGATCTGTAGCTTCATCCACGCGAGCGCGTCGGCCCGCGGGCTGCCGATGTTCCATGGAATGACGGTGCCAGGGCCGGTAGTAATCTTTACCTGCCAAGCGGTGTCTGTGATGTTGAAGTAGAGCTGATCGTTGACGCCCACGCCCTGAAGGCCGATATTCCGCACGCTTCCCGAGATGGGGGCGCTCGCCAGTCGCACGATGGCGGTAAAGAGGAGTTCGGCGCCCGAATAAAGTGCGAACTTCGGTTTGGAAGTGAGCGTAATAAATCCGCCAGTCGCGCCCGTGGCGAGCAAGAGCTGGCCATCGGCAACAGACGCATCCCCGCTTGTGCCGGCGTTCTGCGTCCAGCGCCCATCTTCGTCGAGCACCGCGCCATGGAAGGAGTCACCAAAAAGAATGGACTGCGGCGCTATGGCGCTCGCACCGCTCGATGTAACCCGCGAGGGTTGTGAAGTTATGGGGTCGCGGCTTGCGTCAGTTAGGCTGGGCAATTCCTCCATCCAGCCCGGTTGCCACTAGGCTGTTCATGCACTCTCCGAAAGTCGGATGCTGGTAACGCTGTTGCCCATCTCGTCGTATTGGACATCGAGATCAGGGCCGAGCGTGCCGAAGACGGGGTAGCCGTAGGACGAGATCGAGGAGGCCCACTGCCAGGGCGGGACGATCACCGTCGGCAGATCGAGACGCTTCCTCAAGTGCTGATTCTGAACCCCGTCGAAGCGCGGTTGCTCCCGGTTCGCCCAATAGCGCTCGAAGTTTTCGCGCTGGTCCTCTGACTTCCAGACGGTCGGGATCACCCACGAGCGCACGCTCGGGTAGCGCGTCTCGATCTGCACGGCTCCGAAGGCGCGCCCGCTCCGTACGGTGGAGTTCTGGATCTGCTTCCGCGTCGGGGCGAGGAGCATCCAGCCGTCGGTAGACATGTCCACCGGGAACGAGAAATACCGGCCGAGCAGGATGTTGCCGATCGAGAGCGATCCGATGTTCGCGCCGACGATCGAGAATCGTACCGTCATCAGCGAGGCGTTAACCGGGCTAAAACGGAAGAAGAGGTTGGCCCCGTACTTGGCGACGTCGGACTCGGTCATCGTATGGACTGAGCCGATCGCAGTGCCTGGGCTCCCGGACCCCTGCCCGTAGTTTGCGGAGCCGGAACCGTGGAAGAGCTCCACCATCACTTCGCGCTCGGTGTCGATCGCGCCGGTGCTCCCTGGCTTGCTTGAGTTCGAGTGCGCGTTGACGATACCCATGCAATCGACCGTGAGCGTGCGCGGAAACTGATAGCGGACGATCTTGGTAGTCGGCCCTCCGCGCGGATCCGCGGCCGTCGCGAATCTGCCCGGGCGTGATGGAATCAGGTTCATGGTGTTTTCGAGCTCGTAGCCCTGCCCGAAGTTCGGCGACGAGACCGCGGTGACCACCGACGAATCGAGCGGGTGCAGGTAGTTCTGATAGATGACCTGGAGTTCGTCCTGCCATGTGCCCATTAAACGAAGGCCCTCCCGTTCCAGATGGCTTGCACGAGCACCGCGGAGCCCTGGCCGCCGGCCGATGGCTTGAAGGCGACGCGCTCGACCAGGAAGGTGCGGTTGTTCCAGCTCGAAGCCGAGCTAGCCTCGGTAAGAAGCAAGTGCGCCATCGGGAAGCGCACGCCCTCGAGGAAAGCGTCGGAGTCGTCGTTGAGCTGGAAGACGTCCCCCGGGAGCAAGTCGGCAACCTGCATCTTGCAGGTGAGGAAGAGGCGGAGCCTCCGGCAGCAACGCCATTCCAAGATGGAGTTACGGAGCGCGATTGCTTCCTGCGCGCGATAAATAAACGGCGAGACGAGTTCGGCCTCCTTGGTGTTGTAAACGCCGTGGGACTCGACGGCCATGCGGTAGAAAAGCCCGTTCGGCGGAGTACCCGTGGGATCAGCGGCGCCCGATGAATTGCCGGCCAGCGACACGTTGGCCGGCCAGCCGTGATCCTGCACGTCATGCGCGAACCAGAGATTGCGCGTGAGCGTCCCGGTCTGGGAGGACTGCCCATACTGTATTTTGATGTTGTTGACTACATGGCGCAGCGGTGTGAAGCGCTGCACCATGTCCACCACGTCATTACGGAGCGAGAGCGGGCGGCGATAGGTCACGGAGCCACCTGCGCGCGGGAAGATGCATCCGATGGTGCCTCGCGGCTCGACGTCCGAAGGGAATCGGGTCGGGATGCGGAACGTATGTAGGCCCGGGATTGACCGCTCGATCGCGCGCACTAGGGTCTTGACCGTCGTATGCTGACCGATAGACATAGCAATGCGGAACTTCTCCGTAGCACCCGCGCCCTCGCTCACGAGCGCATCGAGCGACGCTATCGCCTTGTCGAAGTCGCGCGCATCCCCGCCCGAGATCGGAGTCTGATAGGCGAGCTCGGCGAGCGCGATTGGCTTGGGTGCCGCTCCCAGGTTGTCGAGACTCCCGCCGCCATACGTCCAGATGAGATGGCGGATCACCTCGGCCGGGTTGCAGATGATGTTCGGGATCGCGGCGGGAACACCCGTCCAAGGGATGGAGCCGGGGAAGCCGTTTGCGGAGTCCGCCACCTGGCCCATGCCGATATAGAAGCCCGCCTTGTTCGGGTTATGCGCCTGCGAGAGAATACGGTCGATTGGTGGATCATGGGTTAGCGTATAGGGTGTTACGCGGTTCCAGGGCCGCACTCGATTCTCGGAAAAGAATCGAGTCGGGTTGTAGTCGATGAGCCAGCCGACTTGGATGATGTCGATCACATTGCCGGTGCCGAGATGCGTCCACTCGACCGAGAAGCGCATCCCCCGGCCGAGTGGAGGCGCCGGTGATCCTGCGCGCTGCACAAACTCCCACCGCTCGGCGTGCACCGCCGCGGATAGCACCGCAGTAGAGTCAGACATCGTTGTAATGATCCGTCCCGCCGGCGAATTGGCGGCGGTCACGGTTTGCGCGCCGTTCGCGGTCGCGGCGTTCGACTGGAAGTCAATTTCCAAGCGGAAGGAGATGCTGGCCGAGCCGGAAACCCTGCGCCACGCAACGAAGGGGCGAAGCAGTCCGATCGCACCGAGATTCGGCTCGACTCCCATCTCCCAGGTGAGCTTGCGCACAGTTAGCCCGCCGAGCACTACGTCATCGCGGAGCCAGCTCATCGCATCGCCGTCGATCGTCTTCGCCGCTTCCTTGGCGTGCTCAACCGAGAAATTGGGGAGTGACGTGACCCCGCGCGTCGGGAGCGGAGTCACGCCGTCGGCCATCTTCACGGGGAAGATCACGGTCGCCGCGCGGAAGTTCTCGCGGAGCCGCACGCGCCCTATCCGCTTGAGATCGTGGAAGCCGGTTGACGCGAACTCGCCGCCCGGGGTGGTGATGTCTATCTGGTCAACGTGGCTCCCGAAGGCGCTCTGCTCGTGCGTCACGAGGCCAACGCGCCCCTGCCCGCCGAGACACATCGCCTGCCATACGCCGTTGGCCGTGTGCGGGCGCACGTTGAATCCAGGATCGTTGGTCGCCCCGAAGGAGTGCCACGAGTGCTTGGTCGTGGTGGAGACGCCGTCCGGCTCGTGCTTCACTTCGTAGAGTTCGGCGCCGTTCATGCACACAGGGAAGAACGGCCGATTCTTGTGCAACGGGCCGAAAGTGGCGGCGACATCTTCCATGCCGATGACTGACCACAGGCCGAAGACTCCGTAGGCGAGCGGGAGCGGGAGGCCCTGGGTCTCCTTTGGCGGCAGCTTGAAGTTCTTCTCGGTGATCGCGTAGGGCGGGCACGGACGGTCCCAACGTAGGTCCTCCGAGAATCGCATCACGCCTTCGCGCCCATCCTCGATCACGTCGAAGTCGTAGAAGATCCCGCGGAACAGATAGTGCCGCAGCGACTCGACCTCGAAAGCCCCAGCGGGCGCCGGCACGGTCAGGAATAGATTCGCGAATGGCGTGAAGTTGTAGGCGAACGTTGCATCGCAGTCGATCAGGTAGTCCGATAGGCGCGCGTTCTTGACGCCCGTTGTGGGTGAGCCTGGCGGATTGGATGCGGCCGGGAACGGTGTCCAGATCGGCAGCTTGACGTTGAGCGCGCGCACCGTGAGGCTCGATACCTCGTCGCTCGATTGCCCGCGCTCGAAGCCGCAGGCCGTCTCCGAGAACTCCAAGAGGCAGGGCACCGCCGGTAGCATGTTGATCCCGCCCTGCACGATCAAATCGGAAGGCGCCTGCGTCTCCTGGTGCGAGGTAAGGTATAGATCGTTGAACATGCGGATGCGGAGCACCGTCCGCGCGTCAATGATTCCCTTGTCGTAGAGGAGCGCCTGCGTGGTGGAGAACATCAGTCCCCCAACCCCACGAACTCGGCGAGGTACTTGCGCGCGTCCCTGCCCTTCTCGGAGGAGAACAGGTCAACCACGCCCTTAGCATCGAGCGCCGTAATGGCGAGGTCGATCTTGTTGCCCTGGCGCTGGGTGAACTGGTCGCGGCGCCGGATCTCCTCCGCGGCCTGAGTGCGCTGCGCTTGGCTCGTCGGGGCGGGCTCGCTCCTGGCGGCATTGCTGATCTGCCGGATGAGGTCGGCTGCCTTGAGTGGCTGCTCCTCCCGGGCGAGGGAGGCAATCGCAGCCGAGCGCCGCAATGGCTCCTCCGGGGCGGGGCTGGTAATGGCAGCCGCGCGCCGTAGCGGCTCCTCCGGGGCGCGTCCCGGAGCGACGGTCGCGAACTCGCGCTCACGCTCCGGGGCGGGGATGGTGGCGGCCCCGCGGAGGGTCGCCACGAGCGGCGCCAGCTCCGGCCCGCGCTGGGGACGGAGAAGCGGCGTGGGCGGGGCCGCCTGCTCCGTCTCCCGGCGCCGCTGCTGGGCGGCCTCGCGCTCCCGGATGGCCACGAGCTGCGGCCCGCCTTCCTGCACCTGCCGCTGGAACTCCTGCGCCTCGCGCTGGCGGCGCTCCTGCCTCCCCGACGAGATCGACCCCAAAAACGAAGTGATAAGGCTAAATACCGGGAGCGCCGTGGATATGATCTTGATGGCCGGGGCGATCGTGCTCCCGAAGAACCCGCCTGCCGCCTGGGCGGCGGTCTGTGGCCCCTGCAACGGCACGCCCGCGGCGCGCCCGATCGGTGCCGCCTCATCCCGGAAGAGCCGCCCGACCGCGCGGAAGGGGGCGGCCGCGCCTCTCCCGATCGTCTCGAAGTCCTTCACGAATGGGCGAGCCACGGTCTCCACCGCTCGACCCACCGGTCGGGCGACGGCGGTCACGGCCTCAGCCACCGGACGCGCCACCGTTGCGGCAGCCGAGACAACGGGCCGGGCGACGGTGGCGAGCGCGCGGATCGGCGCCGTGAGGGCGCGAGAGACCGGCTCCGCTGCTGCTCCCACGGCCTCGGCCACCGGGCGGATGACGCGGGCCACTGCCTGTACGGGGCGGGAGACGGCCCGGCCTACAGGCCCGGCGACGGCTTCCACCGCCTCCCGAACGGGGCGAAGGAAGGCCCGGATCGGCAGTGTCAGGATGTCGGCGGCGCCACGGTCGCGAAGGGAGGCGCCCGCCGCTGGCCCCGCCGAAGCCGTAGCAGTCGGGAGAGCCGTGCGGGCGGGCGCAAGCTGCGGTTGGGTTTCGAGGAACTGCCGCGCCGAGATCGGCCGAAGCCGGCCCGTAGGCTCCTCCCGGCGAAGCAGCGCCCCGAGCTCGGTCACGGGTGCCGGGCGCGGCGCGCCCAGGCGCTGGATCGTGCGCGGGACATCGGACAATTCCCTGGACACTGGGCGGAGCTGGCTGACGATCTCGCGCGCCGCCACTTCAGGCCGGGCGGGCGGTGTCGGCGGCTCCGGCGGTTCCCGGAGAAGCCTGGGGCGCTCCACCTGGGCGGGCGCTGCCGGGGGCTTGGGCAGATCCCGCACAGTGGGCGCCTGGGCGGCCGGGCGCAGTCGCTCGAGCGCCGGCGGGGCGGGCTCGGCCGGGCGTGCAACGGGCCGCGCCACCGGGCGCTCCACGACTGGCGGCGCCTCGCGCGGGGCGGGAGGCTCGCGCAGGAGGGCCGGGCGAATCCGCTCGGGCTCCACCGGCACGCGCCTGGCCGGCGGTAGCTGGACCTCCGGCGCCTCGAGTTGCACCTTCTGGGGCTTGAGGCGGAGATCCGGTAGCTCCGGTAGAGCCGGCCGCTCCGGTGCAAGAATGCCGGGGAGTTCTTGCACCGCTTCGGGCTTGACTTGCCCCTCAAGCGGCGCGCGGAGCCGTTCGACTACCGGCTCAAGCTCACGGCCAAGCTGCTCAGATCGTGCCGTCGCAGCCTGCTCCGCTCTCTCTGCCGGGCCGAACGACTCACGCACGCGCCCCGTCTCACGCTCACGGCCCGCGGCCGTGGCTCGGAGCTCCTGCAAGGGGCCAACTGCTGGGCCGGCGGGGCGCTGGACAACCGCGGGGATACCGGCGCGTGCCTCGGGTTGGGCCGCGGGTCGTAGCGCCTCCGCCAGCTTTCTCGTCTCGGCCTCGGGGCGGGGCACCGCCGCGGCGACCTCCGCCTCCGTCCGAATCTCCTCCCCCAGGGCGCGCACAGAGCGCGTGGTGAGAGCTACCGGGGCTTGCGCGGCCGGCGGCGGTAGTGGGGCCACCCGCTCCGCCAATCGCTGCGCCTGGGGCAGCGGGGAAGCCTCCTCGGTGCCAGGCTGGACCGCATCGGCGAGCTGGAAAATCGACTGCCGGGAGAGGTCGATCGGCTGATCAACGCCCCGGAGTTCCTCCGCGGTCGGCTGGTCCTCCCGGAATCCGGCGCCGGCCACGTTCTGCCCCGCCTCGACGAGCGGCAGCACCGAATCCCCGACCTCCCGCCCGATCGCCCGGGCGAGGTCCACGGTCTCCACGATCTCCCCGGTGACGTCGCCGCCACCCACGCCAGGCCGCGCCCGGGAGAGGTCTTGCACGAGCTTGAGCAGGGAGGTGACGAGCGAGCCCATGCCAACGATCAGGTCATCAATCCGGGTCTTGGTCGCGCTGGCGATCGTCCCGAGATCGGAGATCACGTCCCGTAGCTTGGTCAGCGCCCCCGCCTGCTCCTCGACCTCCTGGGGGCGAAGGGCAGCGGCCGACTTCCGGCGAGCTTCCTCGCGCTCGCGATCGGTCTGGATCTCGCCGATTTGCGTAGACGTGACCTCGCCACGACGGTCGCGGGTGAGGTGCGTGTCGATCGGGAGGTTCTGCGGTCGTTCCCGCTCGTCGAGGATCTCCTGGTTCCGGCGCCGCGTCTCCTCGTCCCGCCCTGGGCGAAGCTGCAACAACTGCTCAATCGGCGCGCGCGGCACCGGAGGTGGTACCGGTGGCGGCTTGGTCTCCGGGCCGTGCAGGCGGAGCTTCGCGATCCGGTCGACCCGAAGTCGCTCCTCCTCCGCTTGGAGCTGAATGATCCGCTCCGCGATCGCGGCCTCGCGCGGGCTCTTGGCGCTCTTGGCCTTCTCGATCTCGAGCTGCTTCTCCTTCTCGGCGAGCACCTCGGCCTCGATCCGTGCCCGCTGTTGGTCAACCTTGTTGTCGAGCCCGAGAGATGCGGCAGTTGCCGCCTGCCGGCGCTCGGCCGGCGGCAGTCCCTGGGCAAACTCCTGGGTCCGCCGCTGCGTCTCCTGGCGCACGTCCACCTGCGCCTCGGGCGGGAGCGCCTCGATCCGCTGCCGCCGCTGGCGCTGCGCGTCCGCCTGGCGGTTCTCCCGAAACTCGGTATCGAGGTCGCCGAAGAGGTCCCGGACCCCGAGCCCCTGCTTCTGGATGCGCTCGAGGACCGCGACCAGGTCCTCCGCATCCTCCATCCCCTCGATCCTTACGGCCAGCGCTTGCGGGAGGCTCGCGAGCAGGGTCTTGAGTTGCTCGACCTGCTCCTCGCCGATCACCTCAACCTGGGTCTCGATCTTCTTACCGGCCGCGGTCTCAAGTTGCTGGCGGGGCGCGTTGGCATTCCGCGCCTCGTTCAATTCCTTGAGGAAGTTGGCCGTCTTGACGGTCATCCCCTCGATAGCCTCGGCGAGCGTCGCGAAGGCCGGAGCCGCATGCAACACCATCGCCGTAATCGCGAGTTGCGTCCGACCGATCGAGTCCCCGAACCGATCCGCGGCCGCCGCATCCTCGTCCGAGATCACGCCGAGCTTCGCGAGCTCCGCGATCGTGGCCTCGATCTCCTTCCGTCCCCCTCGCAGGAGCGAGAACAGATTCGCATTCCGAACGTGGAGCAGGTCCACGGCAATGCCAGTACGTGAAGCCGCGTCGTCAACCTGCGAGAGCCCGTCCGAGATGCGTAGCAGCACCTCGTCAATCGACACGCCCCGGAGCGCATCGACGTCGATCTTGAGTTCGCGGAAGCGCTGAGCGGCTTGCCCGCCGGGGTCTCGGAGCGCATCGGCTACCGACTGCGAGACCCCACGCATCGCCTGTTGGACATCGGTCGCATCCGCCCCGAACTGCTTCGCCGTCTGGTTCCAGAGAATCAGCTTCGAGGTCGAGAGGTCGAAGGCGCGCGCCATCTCGAAGGCACGATCGGCTTCACCGAATGCCGCGAATAGCTGGCGAATAGAGACGAAGCCGGCGGCGGCCGTGACGAGCCCGGTAATCGCGCTACCAAGGGCAGTAACCGCGGGCACGGCCTGGCCGATACCGCGCGCCTGCGCCCCCGCCTTCGCGATCTCTTGCTCGAGCTTTGTCGCTGCGCGCGCGGACTTCTCCGCCTCACGCTCGAAGCTCGACGCCCCGCGGGCGGCCGTGTTCAGCGACTGCGCAAGCTGCTCAACACCGCGCCCGGCGGAACTCGACTCGCGCCCCAGGTTCGCCGCAGCCCGACCCGTCGCACTGATTAACTGGTCCGACCGCCCGGTGCTGAGCGCCTCCTCCATGCGCGCAATCGACGCGCGCATCCGATCGAAGGACGCCTCGCCCTCGGACGAGTTGACCCTTACTTCGATGTCGAGCAGTTCCGCCACTATCGCTCCATGATGTCGTTCAAAAGCAACTCGACCACGAGCGCGCGCGTCGAGTAGCTACCCTCGGGCGCCGTGATCATCCGCTCGTGGAGATCGCCCAGCACTTCCTCCCGGGCGATCCGCTCAAGCTCAAACTCGGCGAGGACCTCCCCCGCCTCCATGTTGAGAATCTCAGTGAGCCGCCGGCCCGTCGCTCGCGAGAGCGAGAGCAGGCGCCTCGCTGTTGCCGGGCGTATCCTCCCGGCGCGCACGAAAGGAAAGCGACCGTGTCTCGTAGACGAAGAAGGTCACTTCATGCGCGATGTCCATGCACCGATGCGGGCCGATGTCCCGGAAGTCAATCGGGGGCGGGAGCACCCGCGACCCGTCCTCCCGAATGAACACGTGCAGATCGTCCCCCTCCTTGAGGGCTACGAGCGCGTCGACGAGTAATTCATCCTGCACGTACTTGGAGATGCGCCGAGACTTCTCCGCCGTGAACTTCTTCACGTGCGGACCCTTGTCGATCTTCTGCCCCTCGCGCTCCATCTGCGCGCGAATGATCTTCTCCTCGTTCGAGATCTTGGCTTCTGCCTCGTCCGCTTCGTAGCGGTCGAACAGCAAGTCTTCGTAGAGCACCCAGACGGCGAAATCCGGGCGGCGTATGACCGCCCGGAGATCGCCTCCTAGGTCCACTTCCTTGGTCCGAAACATGGTGATTCCTCCAGGTTCAGTAACTAGCCGCCGTTGCCCGTGACGTGATCTCCGTACTTGGGGCCATCCACCGAGGAAGGTGGTAATTCAATCAGGCTCTTGACAGTCACCCTCAACGGGGTTGGTCCCGGCCAGTTTCCGTTCGGTCCAGCACCGTGCGCGGTGAAGTTGTAACGCCGCCGCTGCGGTCCAGTCCCAGACGTCCCGCGCTCGGGCTGCGTGATGTACGCCGAAGAAACCTGGATCGAAAAGTCTTCCTGAATCTGCGCCGGATTCTCGTAGGCCCACGTCATCGCGATTTCAGAGTTCGGATCGGCCGCCGTGTTCCCGAATGCCTTCTCGATCTCGTCAATCGTCGCGTCCTGCTCAACCACGAACGAACCCGACACCTCACGCACCTGACCACGCGCCGGGTTCGACTGCCGATTGATGTTCGAGATCACGCCGAGCTGCTCCGGGAAGTTGTTGAGCTCAACCGTCCATTCTTCGAGTTGCAAGAAGACTGCCGTCGATGTCGTTGTGCCTAACCGCGACTGGAAACTAAAGCAATTATTGCTCGCGCCAACGATGTGCGACGTCTGGACTAGCGCCTCGTGCGGCGCAAATCCGGTACCCGTATCAGGCGGAAGGGACGTTGCCGCAGTCGTGTTATGCTTAGCTTCCTGCGCAACGATGTCCATCTCGCAAATGATGAACGGCTGCGAGACGCTCTGAGTCAGCCGCATCCTCCCGATTTTCGCCCCGAGCAGTTCCGTTTGCCGGAAGACCGTTCCCGCATCATTGATTGGCCGCTGATGCAGGAAGGAAAGCGAGTTGTATCTACCAGGTACCGGCGGGGTGCCCGCCGAGCCGTCTGCTGTATGCGTGTACGCAGCCGGCGAGCCCGACGGCCCGGTCGTTCCTAACTGCCCGAGCGCGTGCCCCATCATCACGGCGTGAACGCCGGAGTAGCGGAGCGCAAAGCGGAGCGTCCCGGTAACGCCCTGCGGCCCCGGGGTAAAGTCCGTGTTGTCGAAGATCACGCCGCCCTTGTTCTCCTGGTAGCGGATCGGCGTCTTGGTCGGCCGCGGCTGAAACTCCTCTTGATAGAGCTTGAGCCCCGCCGTTGTCGAAAACGCCGCGAAGGTGCCGGGCACGGCTTCCTTGCGGAAATACAGCCGCGAATACTGTCCTGAAGGCGAACCCACTGCATGTCACTTTCCCGGTTGCCACGCAGTTTTCCCCTTTATCCTGTAGAGACTTCGCTTGGCCCCATCTCGTTAAGGGTGAGGCTGACTTCGAAGTAGAGCAGCCCCTTATGGCGCGCCCACTCCATTCCTAGTTCCGCTTCTCCGGCGTTGAACTTGTACGCCACGACCGCCTGCTTGTCGTCCTGCAAGCCGCCGTAGGCGCCATCCGCCGAGTATGCCGCGTTGATCGCGCGCCGGAGATCGTGGAACACGAACGCCGAGTCGGTGTCGTGCGTCTCCTCCGGCCCGAGCACGTTGTCGTCGTAGGCAGCACACGTGATGGAGAGCGTCGTGGTCAAGCTCCCATGGGGGGCGCCGCCGATGATCTGGTCCACGCACTCGATTCGTGTCTGCGCAACGCCGAGATACGGGAGGAGCCCCTTCTCCTTCGCGTCCTCCCATGTGCGCAGCCCGCGCTCGATGTGCGCGAAGTTCGTGAAGTAGCCGTTAGCCGTCGATATCTTCGAGAAGGCGCGCAGCAGCCACAGGTGGGCGCGCTCGATCTGCTTCCCAAGATCCACCTCCCAGAGCGCCGTCCCGATCGCGAGCGCCACGTCGCCATTCAACTGCACGTAGAGCACGGCCCCAGCGAGAGAGGGCGCTTGCGGGCCAGCCGTGAGCACGAGCTTCAGCCGCCCGCCTGTCGCGGCCACCGAGCCCGCGCCTGAGTTGCTCGCGTTGTTGGCGACGGCGTCCGCCTGGATGGCGTACACCTTAACCGAGAGCGGTGCGGCGGCGTTCGCGCGCTCGAGCCGCACGTACCACTTCCGCGTGCGCTCGTGCAGGTACTGCGCTATCAGCGGCGTGTAGAACGCCACTCCTGATTGCTTCATCCACTTCGCCATGCTAGTAGTGCCCGCCCTGCATCATTGCCGCATCCATATTGGCGGTCTCGCGGTTGATCTCCCCGGCTAGTGAACCATCACCATTGATCGACAACCATCCACCGTTAGCCTTCCAGAACGCTAAAATCTCAGGGCACCCGGTCGCTCCGTTCGCCGCCCCAAAAGTCGTCAGACTGAGCACGTTCCGCGAGTCCGAAAGCCGGTGCACTTGGGCCTGCGCCCAATTCGCCGCTTGCTGGTCTGGCCCAACATCCGCGACGTTGTTCCATGCGTTCTCGATGAACCACGGCTTCGGCACAGTCGTGCTGCCGGCGGATGTCTTGTGCTGGCCGTTCGAGAGCACGATCGCGGCGGGATTCTGCACCGCCATCCGCGCTTGGAGATAATTCACGAAGGCGATGAATGCCGCCCGGTGATCGCCCCACCCGGAAGAAGGCGTGCCGTAGTTTGTCGCCGCCGTCGTGTAGTCGAGCGGCGTGAAATAGGGGTCGTCCGTCTCCTTCACGTTGCCATGCCCGCTCGCCATGTTCGTCGCATACATCCAGGTATCGTGATCAAGCCACGTCTGGTCGAGGAAGATCCCAGAGCACGGAATCGTGACTCCGCCCGGTGCACCGGCCAAGTCCACCATCTTCTGTGCCAGCGACTGCATGAGCGTGCCGGTGACGTCCTTCCAAGGGATCAACTCGCGGCGCTCGACACCAAATGCATTGTAGAAGTTGAAAAGTCCCACGGCAGCACCCGTGCCCGTAGGCGGCACGCGCAGGCGCTTAAAGCTCGTAGAGCCGTTGAACTGCACGTTGTCACGAATCCAGTTGAAGAACGTCGCCTCGTCGGGCGGGTCTAATCCCCCGAAGTTCGTCGCCGAGAACTGGTAATCTATGGACGAGTAATAACGGAAGTATTTTTTCCCGGCCTGAACCATGCGCGCGATCTCTGCGATATAGTTCGCACGGTCGTACTGGATGTTGACAACGAACCCATCGAATGGCGGATAACTCCGCCATTGGAACACTTCCTTCTCCGACTGGAAGTGCCGCATGATGAAGTGCGTGCGCCTGCGTGAGCTCGCCATTACGCTCTCCCCTGCGCCACGGCGTGGGTCATGGCTCGCACGCGCTCCCTGAACCGCGGCAGTTGATTCGCGCGCGTCACACCCCAGACCGGCCGCGCCTTTATCGTCACCGATTCCTTCATGACGAAAAGCGGAGTCATCTTCCCGCGCGTCACCTGCTCGCGTACGGCAAAGATCAGATTCCCCTTCTTAGACCGGAAGAAGAACGATCCGAAGGGGAAGTTCATGGGGCTCAGCCCCGACCTTCTTGCAAGCGGACCAATAGGGATGGAGAGATAGCGCCCATTCTTGGGCTTGATCGTCCCGCCCTTTTCAAGAATGCGCGCATATACCGGGATGGTGTTTCCGCCGCTCTCTGCGATGAACACGCGCCCCGAGAGCCACGGACCGACCGCCTTGATCTCCCGACGCACCGAAGAACGGAGACGACTCGACCGCACACCTAGCGTTGCCGGCCCCGTACCCGCTGCATAGCGCGTGAGGATCTCGCGCTCGATGTCGTTCACCGACTCGCGCACCGTTTCGAGCTTCAGCCGGCGGAGCATCTCTGCGCGCTTCGCGAAGTCGGGCTTTTGGCGGATCGTGATCGACATCACCAGACCCCATAGCGCGAGGTTACGGTCAGCGCCCGCGCGGCCATGCGCGTGATCGGCCGGCGGCGATGCTTCTCGATCAGGCGCCGCCATCCACGCTCGTGTTCCTTGTCGATCGGATCCATAAACGTCGTATATCCCTGCCCCATGAACGACTCCGACACCTTGGCCTTCTTCCGCGTGTCGTTCCCTAGCAGCAAGATGTACGCGTGCTCGAGGACCCCGCTCCAGACGTCGGGCAGCGCATCCTTGACCTCCTGCTGGTCCGCGTAGCCCGCGCCGTACTCGATCGTCACGTTAGGCACGCGCAGGAACCGCGGATACGGGAAGACGCGGCCACCGGTCAGCGCGAGCCAGGGCAGGCCGTCGGTTCCATCCGCAACGCGAATCACGGCGGGGTCGCCCACGTCGACTGCCGCCTCGCCCTCGATCACGACCGAGATCAGGTCGATGACCGGATAGAACCGGAGTTGGAGATAGGTTTTCCCATTCCCCACTCGGCGCTCGGTGTAGTCGGCTTCGAGCAGCTTCTGACCGATACCCGCCTCGAACTCGCCCTCGGTCTGCGAGATGGCAAGATCGAGTTCGGCGTCCCGAGAGTTGTCGGAAGCGTCGATCACGAGCTTAGCCTTGAGTTAGTCGCGCGTAATGATCGAGCCCATGGTTTATCGGTGGTGATCCGGCCTCGCAGAACGGTTCTCGACGGTCGGCCCCTTACCGGGCTCCGGCTTCTTGAACTTGCGGCGCTCCTCCGGCGGGAGCGGCCAGGTCTTCATCTTGATCGCCGCGCGTTCCTCGTTCGTGATTTGCGGACCCCAATCGGGGACCAGCTCATCGTCGCCCGGCACCGACTCCACGAGGTAGCGCTTGAACTTCCTGAGAAGTTGCGCGGCAGCTCCCGGCCCGACGACGATGACCTCGCCGGGATTGAGCATGAGCCCGGGCACCTTCTTCTTCACTGTCAGATGCGGCATTGCTGAACCTGTCCTTTCTTCAAGCAATGGAAGGAGGCGCATGAAGCATGGCCGCAGAGAGAGCGAAAGGCGCCACCTATCCTCCCAGCCTTATGAAAGGTCATTCGGCTGTCTTGGATGTGTGGTGGTACACCTGAGGGTGTGGCATACCGGAAAAGAACCCCCCTTCGCTCCTGCTCCAAACGACCATGCATTCATGCGCCTCACTTTCCGCCGCTAACTAGGCCACTGCGATGTTGATGATCACGTTCTCGGTCTTCTCGCTAGCAGCCCGCATCTTTTGCAGGTCCGCCGAGTACCAGGCGTAGACGTAGTCCTGGTTGACGATCGCCTGGCGATCCGTCTCAGTCGTGATCCCGCGCCAGTTCCCGAGCCAGTAGCTCGGCCGGTGGAATCCAATGACCATCGTGGTGTTGTTGGTCGAGGTCGTCTGGTAGCCAGACGCCGAGACGTTCGAGGGCACGTACTCGGATACGACCACCGGCGAGCCGAGGATCGCGCCAACCTGCCCGGTGACGACAGTTGCCCGCTCGCCAATCTTCTCAACAGTCGCGAACTCACCCACGTCGAGCAGATCGAGGTACGAAGCCGGCGAGCAGCACCAGAGCCAGTCGCTCGGCTCGATTGCGTACCGGCCGCACCGCTGCTTTGCGAGCACGAAATCCGGGAAGTCGCCACTTCCAGCACCCAGCACGAGCGTCACACCCGAAGCCGCAGCATTCGCGCGCACGCCGTTCCACAGGATCTTGTTGTCGACCCGGCCGGTGGGCGAAGCCGCGGCGTAGGAAGTTTCGGAGTCGATACCGGGCGAGGTCTTGTCGCCGTTGAAGAACGTGTCTTCTGCGGCGCGCCGGATCCCGTCCATTGCTTCGCCGATGGTCCACTCGATCATCGGGATGATTGACTCTTCGATGAACTCACGAGTCGAGATGATCACCGACCGGAAGCGGGCCACGTCGAACGTGACACGACCGAACGGCGCGCTCGCGTCGTCATACATCTGCGCCCCGGTAGGATCGGGGTAAGACGTCGGAGCCGCCACGACTTCGCGGAACCCGTGCGCCTTGCCAGCAGCCAGGGTGATCGGGCAGCGCCAGAGAGCCGCCGGAAGCTGGAAGCTGCGGATGTTCGGAAGCACCGCGCCGCGGATCTCCAAGTAGCGCATGAGGTCGGCGCCGAGCACGTCGGGCACCCAGAGCGATTCACCCTGCGCCCCGTTGATAGCTTGCGTGTCGAAGGCGCGCTGATAGAACTCGTCCGGGAAGAACTCCATCTGGAGCTGGCGATACTCGTGCCACCACTTCCGGACTTGGATGTTCTTCGACGCAGCGGCGACGTAGTTGGTCTTGCCGGATAGCCGCGCGCCCAGGCTGATAATCGCAAGGCGCGAGGAAAGGTACTGGAAGCGCTCGACGTCCTTCTGGTCCGAGTGCGACGTCAGGAAGTCGCGATAGATCGCCCACGAGTCTTCCTGGGTCGTAGACGTCTTCGCCATCGAGCGGTAGAACGAGAACTCACGACGCGGCACCAGGTCCACGCGATAGCGCGGGTCCTCGTGCGACGCCTTGACTAGCTCCTCGACCTTCCGCTTCAGATCCTCGTCGAGTGAGGATTTGAGCTGGCCGAGTCGCTCGTCGACTTCCGCTCGTGTATATCGCTCAGTGAGATCGGCGCCGATCTTCTTCTTCTCCGCGTCCCATTGTTCCGAAATGTCGCGCTGGATCTTTACCAGGCGCTCCTCGATCGGGGTTTCCACGCATTGGCCTGTCTCCGGTTGCCAGCTTGTGTCCCCTTGACTTCATCGGACTGCCACCGCTCCTTGGTCGAGCTTCGCCAGCATCCATTCCCCTGGTGCTATCCAGTGAATCGAAGCGCCCGGCGAAAGGCGGCCGAACTCTTCCAAAGCCTTCCGCATGCGCGAGAAGTCTTGGCCCCGTGATCCGGGGTTGTCTTCCGTGGGTGTCGCGTTTCCGTACTCCTTGCTGCCCGCGTAGATATTCGCGAGCGAGAGCGAAAAACCGACCAAGGTGAGCGACGCGCACCCGAGCCAGCCGGCGAGCACCACGGCCAATGTCCCCGCCTGCGAGCCGAACGCCCCACGGCGCTCCGGGTCGAAACTCGGATCGTCCAGGTGAAACCACTGGCCGCGCTCCTCGGCCGGCACGCTTTCCAGCACCTTCGGGCGGCACTCGTTCGCGCGGAATACGCATGCGGCGTCACGGTAGGCGTGCGCCTCGACCAGCTCGCGGATCATGTTCGAGTCGAAGGCCACGATGTACGACGGGAAGCGGTCGGCGTCGCGGTAGTAGGCGTTACAAGCGATCGTCGGCCCGAACCACGCGCTTACGGGGAAATGCTTCCGCCAGGGCGAGTTCCCGATCACGAGCGCATGCTTGCCGTGCTCGCGATTGCGAAGCGCTTCCATCCCGCGCGCGTAGTCTGAGGCGAGGAGCTTGCGCACTATCCCTGCTTCTCGAAGGGCTTGAAGTTGTCGAGGGCTTGGAGCACCTCGCGCTTGGTGCACGCCTTGTTGACGAGGTCCGCCACCGTCCCCACCCGCTCCTCGAACGCCTTCGCGGCATCCAGCACGAGCCCCTTGCGGATGTCGCCAACGGCACTCTGGATCTCGATGCTCGCGCGCCGCATGACCTCGGCGACCGCGTTATCCGCGGCCAGCGTCCACTTGTCCCCGGCTGCCGTTACCATGCGCTGCACGACGGCTTCCTCGTCGAACGCGCGCTCAGTGACCACCGCGTTGATGTTCGCGGGGATCGAGACGAGCGAGACTTCCATAAGCTGCATCTCGTCGAAGAAGATCGTGTCTTCCTCGAAGCGCGGCTCCTTGGTCGCGCGGAATCCGACCGAGTACGTACCGAGAAACTTGGCCTTGGTCTTCCGGTAGAGCTTCGTCGCAAGTTCGTCGTCGGGATCGAACTCAGTAGCACCGAACAGCCCACGCTTCCGCGGCTCCGCCGACAGGGCGCGCCCAATCGGGAACATGGGATCGTGCATCCAGAGGAACATCGGATTGCGTTCGAGGTAGACGGGCAGGCCCGCCTCCCAGCCCTTTGACTTGATGACGAAGTTGTCGATGTCGGGATCGGACGTGGAGAAGTAGCCCGACACGACGAGGCGCGCGTCATCCTTGTCCTCGGGTGCGCGCTCGGTGATCTCCGAGTTGCACGCGCGGAACACGTTCTCGCCGAGATAGGCCAGGCGCCCGCGCGGGGTGCGCATGCCGGCCTGCCAATCGCGGTAAATGCTAGTCACCATCTCGCCCCTGATCCCTTTCTGCGCCCGCCACCGCTGACGCCGCCCGTGCGCTGCCCGCGCGCGGGGTATTTCAGGTTGGGCTTGGGAATCTTTTTGCCATGTGCCGGAGCGCCCTGGATCATTCCGCTCCCAAACGAAGGCGTCACGAAACTGCTCAATCCACCGTTATAGACGTCAAGGATTTCCTCGTCAGCCAGCGCGCGGTTGAAGACGAATACTTCGTCAATATAGCCCTGCATCGGGAGCGCGTTGGCTGCCGACTGCGCGCCGACGAACAGGTCAGACACATTGCCAGGGTTCGTGGTCTGCCCAGTACCGCCCACCTGCTTGACGCCGTTGATAATGAAATCTAGGAGGTTGTCATCCTCGCCACGCCAGCGCGCCACCACATGCACCCACGTCTGAATCGCCTGGTCCGCCGAAACCAGAAACAGCGTATTGTTGAAAAGCAGCCCGTATTTATTCGGCGCCGGGTTACCCCATTGCAACTCAATCGCCGTGCCCTTCTTGAACACGCATGTGGTCGTGGTCGTGTCCTGGTATAGCCAGGCACCGATCGTCCACTCGATCGCCGCGTCCCCGTTCTTCGCGGGGAATCGACTAGGAAGGTCAACGTCTAGACACTTAAGACAACTCGGCGTCGTCGAGAACTTGCCGGCGGACGCGGTGCCCTCTTTGAAAATCCCCGTTTGCTGCGGCACGGTGCCGTTTTGCACAAGATGCGTAAATCCGGGGCTGATGTCATAACGCGTCGATCCCGCCGCCTCATCCATCGGCCACGAACCGACAAGCCCCATGATCGGCGTGAAGAAAGCGGTTGGCCCCACCATCGAGATTTTCCGCATCTCGGCGTCGGAAAGTGCCCGCGAGAACACGAACGCATCGTTCACGTAACCGTTCAGGAAGTTCGTCCCCGCACTATCCTGGGCGCCGATCACGAATGGATTCGCGTTATGCACCATCGAGACAACAGCCGTGACGGCTGTTTGCTTGACGCCAGCAATCCAGAGCGAGAACTCGGCGCCGTCCCAGCGGATGGCCGCGCAATACCAGCTCGAGACCGGATTGACGGCATTGGATGCAATCGCGGTCAACCCGCCGATCTGCGCCGATATCTTGGTCCCGGTATAGGCATAGTAAAGAAGGAAACTCCCATCCTTGCACATGATGTAATCAGAGCCCGCGCCGGCCGCTGCCGGATGCACGAAGCATCCCGCCGTGAAAGCTGACGTGCTGCCGCCATTCTTGCCGGGGAAGGTGGACGTTAGCGTCGAGTCCGTACGCACCAGGCCATCGGTGGCAAAAAGCCCCGCGGACCCGATCGTGAGCCGCTTGATCGTGGTCGACTGCGCAACGGCATTCGGCAGCGGGCTCAAGTGGAGCTGGTTAATCCAGGAGTCATCGCGCGTGGATCCAGCGCCCGGGCCCTGAGCCTCGTCACATTTCCACCAGCCCTCAAGGTTCGCCTTGGGCGGCGAGACGATGAGCGTCACGCTGCCACCCGCATCGCCTGCGCCACGGGCAGCGTCAAGCACCGGCAGTTGATCACCTCGCCCGCCCCGCCCGCGTCATCACCCGGGTACGTGCAGCCGTTCGAGAAGGGCTCGCCGACGCGCACCGTCTCTTGGTTCTCGTCCATGTCCTTGTGGCTATCGCGCACGAACTGATCGTGCGAGGAGGACCATTGATGCTCCTCGACGCCGGTTTGTCGGTACCCCTCCATCCGTGCGAAGCCCGCCGCCGAGTGAGCCTCCGTGCGCGCGATCCGTTCCGAGCGCACGTAGGAGCCGCCCCGCGCCGGGGTCTCCGCCGAATCCGCCACCGCCTGGCGAATGCGCTTCGCCATGTCGCCTATGCTCTCGCCCTGGTTCAGCCCCGCCTCGAGCTCCTCCTTCACGTCATCGAGCAACCGCGCAGTCGAGCGTCCGATCTGCTCCTCGTCATGGATGATCGTCTCAATCACGCGCGGGGTGCCGACGTCGAATGCGAACTCGGAGCCGATCTCGTCGAGCGCTTCGCCACCGAACTCGGCAATGAGCCGGCGGAAGATTGCGGCGTGTCCCGTCTGTACCGCGGCGATGTACTCGGCGGACTCGGGGAGATACGTCTCGAGCGGGAACGGCAGGGGGATAGGCCCAAGCGGAGGTTCCTCATCGGGGGTGCGACCCGTTAAAACTGGCGGCCGCTGCCGAACCCGACTAATGACCTCGCGCTCGAGCCTGAAAAGCACATCTTGCCAGTAGTCGGCCATGCGGACTTCGGCGCGGCGGAGCTTCGCATCGAAACGGCGAATGATCGCCGCCCGGCGCTCGTCGCTCGCGCGAGTCTCGATCTCATCGCCCGCCTTCTTGCCGGGAGCGGGCGGAGCACCACCGCCGGGGGGCCGAGCGGCCTCCGCCCGCTCCTTTTCGCGAGCATCCAATTCAGCCTTCGGGCGCGCGGGTACGAGCCCTTGCGCGAGCAGGAACTCGTCTGCGCCCTCGTAGGGCTTGAGCCCATCCGCCTCGCGGAGCTCGGCACGGTTCCGCAGCCCCGTCCGAATCATGATCTCTTCGCGCGCGGCCTTTGCGTTCCGGTCCTCCTGCAATGCCTCGACACCCGAGAACACGAACGCGAACCGCATGCGCTCCTGGGGTGCCAATTGCCGGAGCATGAATCGCGAGTACGTCTCTTCGAGGCGCCGAGCAATCGGCATGACCTTGAGCCGCCAATAGCTCTTGTACTGCATCTCGACTTGCGCGTAGTTCGCCTGCTTAAAGTCGCCGACGATTGCGGGCGGTACACCCATCGCCCCGAGCACTTCCTCGCGCGAGAGCCGGAGCAGCCCCTCGAATCCCATGTCCTTGTGGTTCGCTTCGAGCTGCTCGAACTTGATCCCCTTGTCGAGGATCGGAACGCCGTGCGCGTTCTGCGAGCCCTGCCAGTTCTCCTCGACGTCCGCAATCACGCGCTCGAACTCGACGTCCGTGAGCGCCTGGTCGGTCGTCAGGAAGCCCGATGGAGCCGCGCCGCGCTCGAAGAACCGCACGTTCCAGAGCATCGAGGCAATCATGGCCTGCGCGGGGATTGAGACGGGTTGGAGCGGCGACATCCTTCCGCCGATCGGCTCGCGCAGGTTCAAATACGTCGACGGGATCACCGCCTCGGGCGGGAGCTTGAGCACCTTCTCGCTCGCCCGGTACTCCCAGCCTTCGAGCTCTGCGCGCGGTGAAATGATCGGCTGGACGCGGTCGGGGCGGAGCGGCCAGATAGCGGGCACCCGAGAGTCAAAGAGCAGGTAGGCGGCGCCGAGAGTTTCGAGGTAGCTAACCTGGATCTCGACGATGTCCGAGAACGTCATCAGCGGGTTCGGGTTGTCGAGGAGCTCCACCACCGGCCCCGACTCGATCGGGTGCTCCTGCTTGCCCTTCCCGCTGAAGACCTTGCGCGGGAGCCCGGAGATGTCGAGGGCGACGCGCCGCACGGCGGCGTAGATCCAGCCCAAGCGCTCGTAGAGGGCGAAGGACTCCTCGGCGGGCTGGAAGTTCGAGAACGTGAGGAAGCCCTGCGAGGAAGGGCCGATGGGGAGGCGTGCGGCGCGGCGGACAAGCGTCGGGGTCGACGCGATGCGCGCTACCTCGCGGGTCTCGGTAACTAGCGGAAGCTGTTCTTGGCCTGCCACTCTCCCCTAGGCCCGGTTTGCCACTTGGCCTAGAACGACTTGTCGCAGGAAGGGTGGGAAGTTGTCAATAGTAGGCAAATGCCTACTAGTTTTGAGGCTAAAGCTAGTCGCTACAATGCGTTGGCGCGCTAATAGAAAGTATTCCGATCGGATTATTTTCCGAACAGCGACCGGCGGCGCGTGTTTGTGGCGAGCGCCAAGCCCTGGATACGCGGAGACGGGATCGGGATGTTGGCGCGGCGGATGCGCGGGGCGCCGGGGGACTGAGCGACCACGATTGCCGCCTGCGACATCTCGTCGACGATATCGTCATGCGGGCACCCCGGCCCGAACTCGAGCAGCTCCGCCTCCGCCACCCCGAGCCATGGCGCCGACTCCGGCAGGAAGAACGCCTCCGCCTCCATCCGGGAGGCGAGCGTCTGCGCCCGCGACGTCTTGTCCCGGTCCGCCTTGAACCCGACGATGGGCAGCCCCATTCGCACGAGCCGCTGCACGAGGCTTGCCTGGTATTGCGTGTTCTCGACCCAGCCCCGGGCGCCGCGCCAACGCTCGAGCAGGTCCTGAATCACCCGCTCCTGGTCCGGCCCCGGGATTCGGTCTCGGATCAGGTCGAGCTTCAGGAGCTCGTTCCGAGCCGACACGAAGTAGGCCCCAAAGGCGCAGTAGTCGGCCGTCTCCTTCTCGGAGATCGCGAGGTCCGCCGTGGTGAACGTGTATCCCTGGTCCTTCGGGATCAGGCGCTCGCCGGCCGAGGTCTTGGCGATGAAGTGGTCCCCGGCATCCCGGTAGTACCGGAACATGGAGCGGCGGAAGAGCTGCCCCTCCTCGGGCAACGGGCGCTGCTGGTAGAGCGCCGCCCAGGTGCGCGTGCGGGCGGTGGCCTTGACCTTGAGCAGCTCCTCGACGGGATAGCGCTCAGGCCACAGCGCGGCCCCAGGAGCCCTTCCGAGCGGGTCCCCTTCCTCCGCTATGGCCGGGAGCCGAATCACCTTCCACACGTTAGGCTGCTCGCGCTGGAGACGCCCCGAGAGGTCGTCCAGGGTCCACCTCGACATAACGAGCACGGCAGACGCCATCGGCTCGAGCCTGGTCATGGCCGTGGAGTCGAAGAACTCCCAATTGCGCTCCTGGATCACCCGGGAGTCGGCCTCTTCCTGGTTCTTGACTATGTCGTCGAGGTCGAGGAGGTGCCCGCCCTTACCGGTGAATCCACCGCTGACCCCAGCCGTATTCATCCCGCCGCCGGTGACGAGGTCCCAGCGATCCGCCGCGCTCGAGTCGCCAGAGACCTGGATCCCGAGCTGGGCGGAAAACTCCTCGATCGTGTTGCGGACCTTTCGCCCCCAGCTCGCGGCAAAGTCGCCCTCGTAGGAGCCGAAGAGCACGCGCCGATCGGGGAACATGGTCAGGTACCAGACGGGGAACCAGTGGGAGATAAGCTCCGACTTGCCGTGGCGCACCGGCACCTCGACGATTAGGCGGAGTGGTTCAACCGCGGCGCGCGCGAGCTCGGCGGAGATGAGGTCGATATGGGGCGGGCGCATGAACCGCCCGCGGGTGAGGTGGTGCGCGAGCGAGGCGGGCTCGAGCTTCCAGTGGTGCTCCGCCCACGTCGTCGCCCACTTCGGGACGGTCACGCTAGACGAGATGCCCCGCGGCAAAGAGCGCGAGGCCGATCGCCACGAGCGGGACCGACGTCACGCCGAACGCCGCGACCGCGAAACAGATCACCGATGCGAGAATCAATCCCTTGGACAAGTTCATCTCCAATTCTCCTTCAGCCACTGTGGCGCCTTCTTCTCCCCCGCGAGATCTCGCGGACGGGGAACGCCGTGGAAGCAAATCAGCACCGCATCGGCGGGCACTCCACCGAGCTTCTCAACATCGAGCTTGTAGGAGTAGATCCCCGCCACGTGTTCCTGTAGCACACCCACCGGAATGCCGTACTTCCCGATTTGAGCGCGCAACCAGTCCTCGTCGTTCTGCCATAAACGCATCTCGTGGTCACGCATCGCCGCCTGCTCGCGCGAGCCCACGCCGGGCAAGAACTCACGCAACTCGTTGAAAAACCGCCAGTGCAGCTTTTGAAAGCGCTCGCTCTCGGGGAAGCTCCACCCCATGACGCCGCACTCGAGCTTGCGCCCACCGCCCAAGTCTCTCAGCATCCACGCCTGCGTTGAATCCGCAACGTGCGCCACGAGCGGATCGAGGTTGCCAACGATCACCGTATCGAGGTCGAGATAGAGCATCGGCCCCGTCATGCGGAGGAGCTCGATCTTCGCCCACCAACCGGGCAAGCGCGGGTTGATCTTCACCCAGCGCACGCCAGCGAGCTGCGGATCGAACGGCGATAGGCACACGAACTCGTAAGGCAGCGAGAGATGTCGCTGGACGCCCCTCGCCAAGCGCTCGACGTAGTCGCGATCGAAGTCCGGCGACGGGTTCAGCACGCAGGCGATCGTGGTCACTGTTTGCCCTCGCTAGACTCATGCACCACTTCCAGCAAACCACACTCGCGGCAGCGATGGTGCATATGCACATCGTGGCTATTACAAGTCCAGCAGTACCCGCTTACGCGGTAATGTAAAATGTTCGTAGAACCACAATCTATGCACGTTTTCATCGGCGCTGCACCAGCTTCAGCCGCTCAGCGTTGACGAAACCGCCACGCATCCCGAGACATGGGGTGCGCTGTAGATACTCCAAGCCCGATTCCACTTCGTGCTGGTTCCATGTCTTGCCGCACCAGACGCACGGACCTTGCCGCATGTGCATCTTGCAAAGCGGCTCGCCGTTGTACTGTGGGAATGAGCAGCCCTCAGCGAGGCAACGACGGTCGCCGGCGTGGTTCACGATAGCGAACAGATCGCTTTCGGTCGGCTCCCATACACCACGCATCGCAGCACCCGGCCTAATCTCCCACCCATCGCTCACTTCCGACCAGATGACCACGCCACGCTGCACTGCCGCCTTGAAGCCGTGCATGGCTGCCGCCCTGGCGATCTTCATGTCCCGTTCGTGGTCGCTCATCGGAAGATCACCACCTGATCATCGCTCAACTCGTCCCAGTGCAACGCCTCGCCCTTGGCGCCGAGCCATTCCCTGAGCGCCAGCGCCGCGAGCACGTGCGGCCCGTCCGGCGCGTCGTAGTCGTCGCAGAGAATCACCCCGCCCGGGTTCACGTGCTCCCACAGCCACCGGAGCGCATGCAGCGTCGGCTCGTAGTGATCGAGGTCGAGATACGCGAACGAGAGCCGGAGCGTCGTCAGCTCAGGGTCTGCCCAGTAGAGCACCTCCGGCACGTAACCCGCATGCGCCTTGTAGTCCTGGCCGAGCACGAGCCCCTTCGCTGACATGAGCTTCGCGAAGCCGTCGAGCCCGCCGACGTCGAACTTGCCCGCGGGGTAGTTCTCGCCGTCGTTCGGACCGGGCTCTGCCATGCCGCGGAAGGAGTCTATGGCGTGCACCATGCGGGCGTGCTGTTTCCCGAGCTTGCAGAGCACCGAGGTCGTGCGCCCCGCGTAGCACCCGAGCTCGGCGAAGTCGCCGGATGCGGCTTTCGCTGCGCGCCCGCAGTAGAGTTCCAAGCGCTCCGGCTTCACCATCCCTGTGCCCATTAGCCCTCCTCTCGCGGCCACTCGTCCGCGTTTGTGCCGTGCTCGTCGAACCATGCCAGCAATACCTTACCGTCATCGGTCAGCCACGATCCGCCGACTGAAGTTCCGTGCTCTAGTAGCCCCCACGAATCAAGAACCTTCTGCCGAAACTCGCCCATGTCATCGAGGCCGATAAACGGGTCGCCGGGCTTGCTCTCGTGCACTCGGCGTGCATACTCCAATCCTTCCTTCACCACTTCATACTCAGTACCCCACCCGCACATACACAAGTTCATCTTCTTAACCAGGGCTTGTATCTCGGGGTTGACGATCGGCCCATAACACTCCATTACTTCTCCTTCCTGATCACGGTGCCGATCCCTGAGAGGAGCATGGCGTCGCGCATGGAGAAGCCCTTGGCGCGCCACGCTTGCAGCACCTCGAGCTTCCGGCGCCGCTCCTCGCTCACGGGCTTCTTCGGCCCGTCGCCGAGGTTGCGGCGTAGGCGGCGGAGGGCGCTCACGGTGCACCTTCCTGCGCCGTGATGGGCGGCCAGGTCGTCTTACGTTCCCGGATCTGACCCGCAACATGCTTTATGTGGTGCAATCCGGGCGGGGTCGCGGTTCGCTTGCAGTAATCGACCTCTTTGTCCGCGATCATGGCAGCTTCCTCAAGCGCTTCATTCCTGGCGCGCACCACGAGCGGCTCGGCCTTGTCGCGAGCCGCCCACTTGGGCAACCAGTCAAACGGCGAAGGCTCGAGAGTCTCGGGGGTCCCGGCCAAGTCGTGGATCAGCCCGGCTAGTCTCTCAATGACTTGGCGCTTGTTCAAGGCGCGATCCTCCCCCAGAGCACGAGCAGCGCTGCGATGAACAGCCCGAAGGCTAGCACGCCGAGAAAGCCGCTCACGCGCGGGCTCATCGGAACACCAGCCAGAGCCCGTACGCCAGCACCGCCAGCAGCCCGCCCAGCGCACCGCCGAGCGCTACGGCGAGCAGTCGGTTCTCGTCGTTCTCTTGGTCGGTCATCATGGCTTCTCCTGTAGAACCTTGATAGCCATCAGCTCTCGCTTGATTTGGTCCATGGCACCACTCGCAAGGCAAGCAAGCTCCTCGTACACCTGCTCGGCACCTGGCCCAAGACCTCGACGCTCTCCGCGTTCAAGGGCGCTCACAAGCTGTCTGCTAACTCCGGCACGTTTCGCAATGTCCTCCTGCCGTAGCCCGAGCATCACGCGGATAGTTCGCTCCGGGGTAGACTTCATGGCTCGGCCCCCCAAAACTGCTCCCTCGACATCTTCGGCAGCGCCTCGGTGTAGGGCGCTGGCTCCCATAGGTCATCCGGCGGATACCACGCCCGCGCGTAGTCCGAGGCGTTGATGATCGCCGCCTTCGCCCACGACTGCCCCCACGTCATCGGCCAGACCCCCGCCGCCTTCGCCTCCTTGCTCCGAGAGATCGCGTGGAGGATCAGCGCGATGCGCGGGCGGTTGAGCCACCGGCGCAGGAACCGGGGTAAGGCTGCCCAGAAGTCCATCAGCGTCCCCCTTTCTTCTCCTGCCCCATGCGAAACGGGTTCACGTCGTAGTACCAATGCGGCATTTTATCGCTGGCCGCCAATCGCGCGATTCCATCACGCTCTTTCTTAATGGATGCCAGGAACGCCTTTGCTTCTGCGTGCTTCGTAGTCCGAAGCGACTGGCGCGCCCTCCACTCGGGCGTGTTGTGTAGGCGCTTCATCGTCTCGCGATGCTTATCAACATTCTCCCGCTGCCACTTGATCAAATCGCCGACGCCTCGCTTCTTTCCCCTGATCGTGCCAGCGATAGACATTCTCCGGCGCGTCTCATCGCTCGCCATCTTCTTTTCAAAGCGCGCCCTCCACTCCGGGTCGTCCCACTGCCTGCGAGCCCTCGCCTTCGCAGAAGCGCTCATCTTGCGTCGTGTCTCGTCCGAGAACTTCCTTCCAGTATGAGCCTTCCGTAATTTTTCGCGGCGGCTAGCTTCCGACTCCGGACTAGTAACCCTCCTTTTTCCCGATTCACTCATCTTCCGCCGCGACTCTTCCGAAAAGGTTCTCTTACCTGGCATAAGGCTGCAAGATCGCCTGGAGCTTAATCGCCCCGCGCATCTTCCCCAGGAAGTGAAGCGACCTTAGTTGCACGTTCGCGGCGCGGTCAGCGATCGCGATCAACTTGGCCTTTGCCATAAAGTCTTTCGTCGCGACCGCCTGCGCCATCATCTGCGCCCTAAGCGCCTTAAACTCATCGTGTACTTCCCATAGCTCGCCGTACAGGTCAGCGTTCTCATCGTCGGCATCCTTGGCGCGACCGACCAGGGCACCAGGTGCTTTCTTGTTCGGCTTGTAGATTGGCCGCTCACCCTCGAGCCTTGCCAAGTGATTGGTACTCATGTCCTATCCTCCTCCGTTAACCCGAATCCCGCGCGCTCGTCCCGGAGCACGCGAGATCCAGCCCTTTTTTTCCAGCGCCAGCAAGTGGCGCTCCGTTGCCCGAGTCCCGCCCCACCCGAACTGCTTCGAGATCTCGCGGAGCGTCGGCGAGCATCCGTTGCCGGTGCAGAAGCGCTCCACGAAGGCCAGCACGGCCGACTGCGTATGCGTCTTCGCCCTCACTCGCCACCCTCGCTCGGTGATCCTCCGTTCGTCCCCTTGCTGCTCGCCCGCTCGTCCACCACCTCAGCCTCGACCTCGAGCGCGCCGTCGGTGATCCGCTGCAACTGCCGCGCCGCCTCGAACGCCTTCGGGTCGCGCACGACTTGCTGCACAAAAGCCAAGATCATCGGGCGGTCGTCCTGCACCACCACCACGGCCGGCTGCTCCACGTCCCCGCGCATGCGGCCGATGGTCTCGGCCAAGCGACCGATTGCAAGCGTCGACTGCACGAGCTGCGCGCGCGCCTTGTCGTCGTGGCCGTGCTCCTCGAGTCGTTGTGCAAGCCGCTCCACTCGCCCCATTGCACGCCGTACCACGGCCAAGAGATCGCTTGCAGCGTGCTCCTCCTCCCGGGCGAGCGCCTTGGATAGCGCAGGCGGGAGATGCGCCCCACGATGGCGCCCAACGCTGTCCTTGCTCACCTCCGGCCACTGTCGCGCTATGGTGCGATATGGGGAGAGTTGGGCGAGCGCCTGCTCGATCTCCTCCCGCTCTGGGTGGCGGCAGACGAGGCAGGTCCTACCCATTCGTCGCCATCTCCTCAAGCATCTCGGCGTCGCTTTCCAGCGCCTTTGCTTTCTCCGGGAACGGTCCCACGGTCTCGAAGCCATCGCCCCGGGGGCGCTCGATCTGGACCGCTTCGGATACCGCCTTGCGCAAGAGCGCGAGCATTGACTTCCGGGGGGCCGATCGCCCGATCATCTTGCGGATCACGTAGGCGCGTAACTTCGCATACTCGGAGCTGCACTCCGGCTCCCATGACGCTGGTTCGCAGTCGTACGCCGCCCCAGCTTCGAGTAGCTGGCCCTTGGCGAGTTGGATCGTGGACCCGTTCCGCCGGCGGACGGTGCAGTCCTCGGTGGCGAGGAAGTAGCCCTTACCGCAGGTGGAGCAGGTGCGGATGAGCACCACGGTCCATGCGTTCTCGTGGTCCATCCGGTGCCTGGCCATCTCCTCCTCGCTGGCAGCTACTGCCGCGTGGAGTGGGACTCGTGGCACGTGGAGCCCAGAGGGTCCTTCGGGCGGTAGGCGGAGGAGTCCGCCGCAATGGCAGGCGGAGAGGCGCCTGGCCTCTCGTGGTGGCTCGGCTTCAGCCGTCGAAGATCGTTGGCGCATGTTTCAGTGCCTCGTTTTCCCGCTCGGCTCGAGCGGCGTTGGTGTCGGCAGCGATTTCCTCGTAGGTCCCATCGCAGTAGGCCCAGGGGCTCTCCGGGCGATCCCTGGCGCGGAGCTTGGATCCCAGGCGTTCGAGTGTGGCGAGCATGGCGGCAGGTTGTCGGCCGAGCTTGTTAAGGCTCTTACCCCACCACTGGCCGGGAGAGAAGCGGTCGCCATTCTGGTTGGCCTCGTGCCCCTCGATCTCGGAGATCAAGTCGGTGGTCCGGCGCTGGAGGTCCAGAGGGAGCGGGTCGGGTCGCTTCCTGGTCCTGGGAGCGAGAGCGACGGGCGGCGCCGGAGGCGCCACTGCGGAGTCCGAATTACCACCTACGGTGGTGCTATCTTGTATCTCTGCAGATGCAGATGCAGATGCAGATGCAGAGGTTGGATTTGTTTCAAGGGGGCCTTGCTTTTCTGCACGTAGTTTTGCGGACTTACGGCCGCCAAGCACCCCCGTTTCGACCGCCTCAAGGTGCCGCTCGCGGGCTACCTTGAGGTCCGCGAACATCCGACCTTGAACCAGTCGATCCGGCTTCGCTGGGTGTGGCTGAAAGCAATCAGAGAGCGGCCAGCGCCAGAGTTCACGGAAGGCAACGCTTTGACCCTGGCAGCGGATCAGCCGGGCGATCCGGTCGGGATTGGCGGGGATGGAGCCCTCGCGAAAATGAATCGCGAGCAGCAGGGTATACGCCCCGATCTGGGCAAGGGTCATCCCGATCGTGGCCTCGTCGGCCAAGTAGTCGGCGGCGTAGAACTGGAACGCCGGGGCCTTGCCGGCGCGGGCGTTGCGTGGCTTCTTGGCTTGCGGCTCTGTGCTCTCCATGCACCTTCCGGGCCGGGCGCTGTATTCCGGCGCTCTCGATGGGCGAGACCTGGATCGGTGGCCTTCCGTGGCGCTACCCGGGGCACCACGTCCGCTAGGCGCGGCACCCCGGGCATTTCTCCCGTACTTCGATAAGGCGGCTCACGTCATCGCACCACCTCCTTCGCGGTTGGGGCTTGGTCGTGTGCTACTTGTGCCAGCGCTCGGCCAATCACATCCCTGATACCCCATCACGGCGAGCGCTTCGTCGAGCGTCTTGACCACGGCCCACTGTCCTTTCCACTCGGCCCGCATCTTCTGTTGGCTTATTGTCTTAGCGGCGTCCTGGCGCAGCCCCGAAGGCGTGCGCGCGGGGTTCTTGACTTCGAGCAAGTACGTCCTGCCAGCATGTCCGACAACTAAATCGCACACTCCATTCCACACAATCACGGAGTAGCCGAGCGCGCGCAGCCCGTCGCGGATCTCGGCGCAGTTTTGGTCTACCCTTCTAGCCCTCACGGTACGGCTCCCCGTCGATCTTGATCGGCTTGGCCTGCTCGTGAATGTGCGGGTTGGGGCGATTAGGCTTAGGCCGATGATGCGCGCACAGGCCGTAGGTGCGGCCGTGGATATTGGTCCACTCACCACTGGCACGGTACGGGCAGCGATACCAGCGGTAATAGCCCGGCTTCTCAGGAACGCTGCCGGCGCATTGTCCACGGTCCACCTTGGGCGCGCTCACTTGGCCGGCTCCTCGCCCGCGTCCTTGCAGGGGTCAGTGCCCTCGTAACGGCAGAAACCGCACATGATGTGCATGTGTTCATTGAACACGCCCCGGAACATGGCCCGTAGGCACCAGCCGCAATAGCGGGGTTGCATGTGGGACTGTCCAGCACCTTTGTGGTCCATCCCGCACTTCGGGCACTCGGTGGGCCAGTTCACTCCCCGCCCTCCTTCGTCGCCTCGGCCCAGGGGAGCGGCCGAGCTTCGATCTCATCCCCGATTGT